GCTCTTCCGATCTTTCAGAGCACCGAGTTAGTTGAATTAGAAGACTTAGTAGCTGCCGCAAGAGCCACAGGCAACCCTAAAGTGTTGAAGGGTATACAATCGGAGTACTTAAAACTTTTACGAGATAAGATATTCGTTAAAGGTGGAGCTACAGCAGCTAAAGGACGTAAGGCAAGTCTTGCTCAGATTGAGACCGGCTTCGACGACCCTAGAGGATTGATGGGGGAGAAGCTGAGGATTATGTTTGCTGACGACCGCAGATCGTTGAAGGGTTAGGGGCTTTAGCTACATTTATACGAGACCAGCAGAAGGTAATGCAGTCTGCTAAATCTGCATCAGGTAGGTCTGATACAGCAGAAGCCGCAGCAAGAACTGGGACTATGGCTCAGATAGCAGCCTTAACTACTACAATAACCGCTACTTTAGGTAGGCTAAACCGTAAGGCTGCGGTAGCAGGTAACATAGGCGGCGGTATCATAAGAGGGAAAGCAGATGAAGTACTTAGCGATCCAGACGTTGCTAGGATATTTGGGCAGCTAATAATGGACCCTCAGCTATTCTCTAGCACCTTGAAGTCTATTCGCCAGAAAGAGTTAGTCTCAAAGGTAGTTAACGTAGAGACCTTAGTAGGCATACTGACCGCAGGTATACGAGGTAACATATTCGGTGGCAATGCGGAGGCTCTAAGCCAAGAAGAACTGACTGCCCTTGCTATGCAACTGTCGGATGACATTGAAGCAGATCCAGATACTACAGACCAACAAACAGAAGAGGCACTTAGCAAGTGATATACAGTCTAACGTACAACCCCACAGCAGAGGATCACGATACTCTTACTCTAAAGGGTGACGGTGCTATAGACTTTGAAGCCGCTAGTACTATCTTAATAAAAGATAACGAAGCTAGTGCCTTAGTTATAAAGGAAGGTGTGAATTCTTACCTGACACTTAAAACTACAGACTCTTCTGAGCAAGTAACTATACACAAAGCCACTCGTATAGCGGGAGACTTGAAGGTAGAAGGAGGGGCTTCAGGTGGAGTTAACTCTACTTCTACCCCAGTTATAGACTTGTATCAAAACGACTATCCCGCAGGCGACGATGGAGACATCTTAGGTAAAGTTAAGTTTACTGCACACAATGACAATGGGCTAACTCCAGAGACTATTGAATACGGCTCTATGTACGCCGAAATAATAGATGAAACTCCGGGGACGGAAGACGGCTCGTTACACTTCGGTGTGCAGACAGCAGGCTCCTTAGCTGCAACTGTACTTACTTTGAATGGCACAGTATCTACGCTAAATACTCCGTTAGTAATTAACAGTGATTACATGGAATTAGTAAGTACACAAACGTCTTCACAAGGAGAAATGCCAGTCCTTTCTTTGTACCGTAATAATACTACGGATATATCAGATTCAGACGACATAGGTTCTATACGGTTCTTTGCTACTAACGAAGATAACCTAAAGTGCTTTTACGCAGGGATATACGCAGATGCTATAAAGCAAGACGACGACGGAGCGCATCAAGGAGCCATCAGGTTTCATTTAGCAGACGGAGGCGGTGGGGCTACTAGTTTTGGTACTGTAACTACTTCTATAGCGGGGGACGAAGACCCTATAATGTCTCTGTTTAAGTACGGCTTATCTATGTCGCCTAACAATGATTTTATTCTAGGGCAGAACGGGGTACTTACTTTCGAGGGAGCTACCTCAAACAGCAATGAGACTCACCTTTTTTGCGTAGATCCTACTAATAATGACAACACTATCCTGCTCCCAGATGCTAGTGGCACAGTAGTATTAAAAGATAGTACAGATACGCTAACTAACAAATCTATAGCAGCAACTCAGTTAACCGGCACAATAGATAACGGTAGGCTACCTGCTGCTGCAACTAATATCACTTCTGTAGGTACGTTAAGTGGCTTGACTACTGGCGCTACTACAGTTAACGGTGCGCTTACCGTCAACAATGACTACATGGAACTGAGAGGAACTAACGATGGGGGGGATAACACCTTACCGCTTTTGTCTATCTTTAGAGATGTTGCTGTAGCAGGGGTAGGGAGCGATCCTTTAGGTGGTATAGTGTTTAGTGGGCGTAACGAAGACGACAGGAAGGTCTCTTATGCCTCTGTCTATGCTGTTAGCTCTAACCAAGCCGATGATGGGGAACACGAAGGGGGGAGCATAGCCTTTACTGTTGCCGATGGCTCTGGTGCAGTAGATCCTTTTGACGACTTCAATAACGGAGAATTTGACACAGGGCATTCGGTAGTCCTTAACGCAAGCTCTACTAGGCTACAGACTTCGGGGTACTTAGAGAGTACAGAAGGTAGGTTATTACTAGGCTCAAAACAAAATATACACAGTAGTGCGTTGCAAGGGGACGCTGGACAAAGTAGCTATGACCTGCATATGCCTGAAAGTAAAAGAGCTAAAGTTATGCAGATAGGCGGCATAGGCCCGTTTGATGCGTGGATTACAGGGAACCAATCCGTAGCTCAGATGATACAATACCGAGGCCAGAACATGATTATAGTGTCAGGCGGAGCACTTGAATTTGAATTACCCGCTTGTGCAGCATCTTCAGATATTAGTACAACTACCTGCAATATAGGCGACATTTTTCAGATAAGTAACGCTGCTGGAGGCGCTTTAACTATAGACAGAGATGGTAGTGGTACAGCCCAAACGATATACCATTTCCCTAGCTTAACGCTTACTCCGTTTACTAATAACCCTACGTTAGCTGTCGGTGGCACCATGATGCTACAAGCAGTAGCCGCTAATGTTTGGATGATATTTAACGACTCAGGATTATCAGATGCCTAACATACAAGACTTACTAGATAGTGGTGATTTTGCAGCAGCTTTAGCAGCCGCAGCAGAAACTTATGTAGGTAAGATGCGAAGAATAAGGAATGACTTACTTAAAGAAAGTGACATAACACAACTAGCGGATGCACCTCTTACAGACGCTAAGAAAGCAGAGTGGGTTGCTTATAGGCAGGCTTTGCGTGATATGCCGACCACTAACGCATCGGCAACCACATACGAAGAGATTACTTGGCCGGAGAAGCCTGCTTAACTCTAATAACGTCAACTCGTACATTTTCAACGTCTTCGTTAATAGGTTCTGCTTCGCCCTTTATTAGTTTCTTACGAGCGTCGCTTTTGTTTCTTGCTTCTACTTCCCATACACTCTTAACAATGGCAGTAGTAGTTATCGTGTATTTATCCATTCTCACTTAACCCCATTGCCTGTCTATACATTTCATCTTCATCTACTACCGGAGGAAGATTGGTAGCAGGCTTTGGGAGATACTTACCGTACTTCTTATTGAACTCCCTGATTGCTGCGTCGGGTATTACTATTTTTTCTTCGTTCATTTTTCACTTCCTCTTTTTTCTTTTCTTTCTTACCAAAAATAGAATCAAAGTTACTGTTAAAGGTGTCCTTGTTGTATGGACGAGGTGTAGAGCCTTTAGACATTACGGATTATCCTTCTATCACATTATCGCACAGCTACCTAACATAGATTTGTACACGATAATAAAGAAAGTAGCCATCAAAAGATTAGCCCCCCAAAACCAAGCAAACATTTCAAAGGTGTCTTTGTTTCCTTTAATAAAGGATTTAACCTTAGCCTTTTTAGTCTTTGTCATTACCAGTTTACTCCAAACCAAATACCAACGCCATGAACAATACCCACAGGAAACATAAACGCGCCAGCAATAAGTAAAAGATACTTAGCGTGGATAAGACAGTGAATAATGTGAGTAAACCATGCCCCTACGGACGTTATCATTAGTGCTAATGCAATGTATACCGAGTTTTCTTCGCTCATCGTTTTTCCCATTTACGTTTGTGCCTAGGTTTATTCCTAGGGGCTTCTTTGAATTGAGTAGGCTTACCGCCCTTACCATTTAGAAAGTCTATGTTCTGATAGTAGGCAGCAGAGAATCCTCTGTGCCATTCTAAGTCTGTCATAGAGTCTCGCTTAAAGGGGCTAGACATCAACCCCTTCACGAAACAGTTATAACCCCATTGATACGCCTTTTGAAGTCGTTCTGCTTTCATTAAGTGCTTCCACTTTGTTTTTTATTGCTTTGTTTAGCGGCTTCGTACTCTGCACTGGACTGGACTGCAATGTAGTCGCAGCCATTATCAATAACCAATCTGCAAAAGTAGCCTAACACTTCCCCTTCGGAGTTGTGTACGGGTTCCAGTATATGCCCACAAGTAGGACATGGGGTCATTGCTGTCAAATTTTAGCCTCCTTCATTAACTCTATCATTTTCTTTGCGTACCAGATAGCTTTATCTGCATTCTCAGAGGAAGAGCCTTTGTTCATCAGCCTAGCTCCGGTGTACTTAATAACATTACCATGACAGTAGTTAATAGCACCCTCAGTACCGAGTACGTCGATAATGTAATCTATGGTTTCTATCTCACCTTTAGTGTAGTGGGCAGGACTGTTTACCATGTCTTCTTCAACCTTTTGGATTGAATCGGATGGGGAGGGGTTAGCTTTTACCCTAACAGAATCCCAGTCTGCGGGAGTGGCATCGTCAATAGATTCTTTAGGGCTTTGCCACTTCTGTACATGAGGGGAAGTGTAGCTTGTTGTCATTACTTATCTCCTTTTGGAGTTCTGTCTTCGGGGAAAATAGATACTACGGGCTGGCCTTTTGTAGTCTTCTTCTTACTCTTTTCCTTACTACCCCTTTCTCGTAGCTCTTCTATAATATCCTCTGCACCTTCAAAGAAAGATAACATAGATGCTTCACCTAAGTCTTGGACGTACTCTAACTTTATCTGGAGCAGCGTAGATATGCCATGCTGCAAGCTAGCTAGCCATTCGTAGATCTCGTCATCGAGACTATCAGTAAGAGTGTGGGACGAGCGTATAACTAAGTCGTCGCCCGTAGAGGAAAGGATTATAACTACAGAGTCGTCTGCAACGTGGTAATTATAGTCGGGGGGATTGGGTATAGGCATTCTTACGCACCTCTTATTTTTTTAATGATTCCTAGGGATTTTCTGTTTACTTTCTCTCGCATCCATTCTTCAGGTATTAACTTAGACGCATGGAGAAAGCCGTTCTTCTCAGCCCACATACAAACTGTGGTCTTACTTCCTTTTCTAATTTTAGTAGACTTACTGTGGAATACAAACCTAATATCTAAATCAGGGAACTGCTCTCGAATTAGTAAGTGCTTCTTCCGGTCATCAGAAACAAAGATACCTTTGGACTCTATGACTATACCATTGGGTAGACAGAAGTCAGGGGTATACGTTTTGTTTTGAGCAGGCCATGTATACGGTATCTTAAATGGTTCGTACTCTGCTTCACAGCCGCACTCCTCTAGTTGGTCATATATCTTAGCCTCAAGGCCAGATCTAAATCCTCTAACAAAGGCGGCTCGGTTAGCCGGTGCAGGTCTCATCAATACTCCTCTTCACATATAGCAAAAATAATAATACATATTAACGCGACAGGCAGTGCTAGCTGTACCGCTTCAAGATCCTCAAATACAAAGTGTATACCTAACATAATTAAGGTAGCTGCGATAAAGGAGGCCAGTATTTTTTTAGTTAATTGACTCATCTATTCCGTACTCCGTATACCAATAGTGTTTAGGGTTTTGTGCTTTAGTAGTAGTAGCAGGTAGAAACTTAGCTTCAGGCCAACAGGACTTCATGTAGGGGCAGAAGGTACAAGTCATAGGGACTTTCATACTTCCCGTAGGCTTCTTTCCTCTAGTGGTCTCTACTTCGGCCTTAAAGCACTTCTTAAACGGAGCGTCACTGAATACCAAGTCTACCGTATCAGCCATCTCTCGTCTTTGTTTGGCGAGGTCTACTTCATCTAGTTCAGCACCAACTATGGTAACTTCACCAGTAGACTTATTAACTACTACCCAACCACCTGCTTCTTTACCTTGGGCATCAGAATAGCCTACCATCTGCTTCATGTAGCCAAACGGATCGTCTTTCTTTAGCCCTGATATACCATTACGCCACTTGTTGTTGAAGGCGTATGGAGAGCAGCTCTTAGTATCGAATACAGCATTGTCGATATGAATATCGTCTTGGCCTTTTATGGTTCTGTTGTTTATCTTTAACTTTACGTCTTCTTTGCCGCCAGTGATGTTTAACCCGGCTGCTTTAAGTAGGACTTCCATAATACACTCGGTAGCATCACCTAGCATCATTTTGACTATAAAGTTGTACTCATTGCGGGAACGTGGTGCGCCTTCCTTCTCTCTTTGTAACTGACAAGTAGGCTTTCCGATATTAGACATTCGGATTCTAAAGTCTTCTTTGGGGCGGGGTGCGAGTTGTTTTCGGAGGCAATCTTTAAACATCTCGCCGGACTCTTCTATCCAATCATCGTCAATCTCAACAGGCTCCGAATTGGAGAGCCTGTCAAGACATAACTTTAACTGAGCCTCTAAGAGTTCAGCGTTAGCCACTTACTAAGTCGCCGGCTAGAGCACTTTCAATATCCGCACCAATACTATCACTTTCAGCATTAGCCCGCATAGCTTCTTCGTAAGAGCGATTTACCTGCTCGTTCTCACCTTTAACGTACTCTAGTACTACTTGCATTGCATCAACAGTGTCTTGATCTAAACCTAGAGGAGACATAAAGTCTACGTCGAAGTCCATCACAAAGTAAATTACACTGCCTTCTTTCTTTTTAACCGAAGATATTTCACATTCGTAATTGTAAATCTGCTTGTTGGCCGGTAACTTATCTACTACTTGGCGACCAAATGGCATAAAGTTAGCACCCTTCAGGCGTATACAGCAGCCTACAGGTCCTACAGTTACTTCTTTACCATCAGCAGTCTTACCAGTGTACTCCACAATACCGTACAGCATACGGAAACAAGTAATGGATTTATACAGAGGCTTTTCTTCGGGATGCTCGGCTAGATACTTACTAGAAGGCTTACCGCATCGTAGAGTACCCTTCTGGTCTCTAGCTTCTTTATTGAAGTTAGGGATCATCAAAGTCTTATTGACCAGTTTGCTTTCTTCAAGATCAAAGTCTAGCCATTGGTAGTATTGAGCGATAGGCTTAAACTTAACTTTCTCAGCATACACAGGCTCTTCTTGGTCAGTGAGCATGAATGTACCTTTCTTTAGTTGACGCTCAAAGTCGTCCTCTTCAGAATAGTTTAGTTTAAGTACAGGGATTCGGTCTGTAGTTTCTTCAACTAGACCGAGGGATTTTGCTAGTGCGCGTTCATCTTCTGCGCTGATTGTTGCTAGTTCAGACATTATTGTCTCCTATTGATTATGGATTTTGGATTATACTACTATTAATTAAGATGTGCAATATCAATTTCTTCTTGCTCAAGCCAATCTTTACCTACTTGTATTTCTATATCCAAGGGTAGACCAAAGGTATAGTCGTACCTAGTTTGGATCTCTTCACCTACTTCGTACATAGCCCAGTGCAGAGCCTCTACTACCTTATCTAGCTCATCTGGAGCACAATCTACAACGATAGAATCGTGTACAGATAAGATTATCTTAGATACAAGGTTAAGCTCGTTGAACTTTCGTAAAGCTCTCACACAGGACAATGGAACAATGTCTGCTGTAGCGAAAGACTGTACAGGGAAGTTTTTTATCTGGGTAGCATTACTAACGCCCCCATTCTTAAAGCGTTTAACATCGGGGAACTTAAACTGGCGGCCTGATGGTATAGTGATAAGTGTATCTCTAAGTACGCCGGTTATTAGTTCGTCGTGCCAACTCTTTAAACCTTTATATATGTTGAAGTATTCATCGAAGTAAGCCTTTATGTGCGGAGCTTCTCCATCCCCATACCACCTTACAGGTGAGCAAAGGTATACGCTTTGTCTGCCTGTCTCTGCGTCTTTAGTTATTTGAGATTCAGGTTTACGGTTAATGATGCTAGCAGTCTGCCTATGAACGTCCTTACCTTTAGTAATATCACTTATCACTTGTGGGTCTTTAGATAGTTCACCGGCAACCCTAAACTCTAGACCGCTA